AACGCACACACCGATCAGGACATGGAGAAGCGGCACCTCGACGAGATCGTCCGCCGCAAGGGTGGCGTAATTGATTGCGGTGACCTGCACTGCGCCATGCAGGGCAAGTGGGACCCACGGGCTGACCGCTCGGCCCTGCGGCCCGAGTATCAAGCGGGCGACTACCTCGACGCCCTGGTACGCGAGGCGGTGAAGTTCTACACACTGTATGCAGATCGCTTCATCGTGATCGGCCGCGGCAACCACGAGACCGGCATTCACAAGCGACACGAAACCGACCTGACTGAGCGACTGTGTGCGGGCCTAAGCAACGGGCCCGTCCCTGTCTACTCGGGCGGCTACGGCGGCTACGTGCTGTTCCGTTGCATCACCAAGAAGGGCGGTTCGTACTCGTTCAAGATCAGGTACTTCCACGGCTCCGGCGGCGGGGCGATGATGACGCACGGCGTGCTGGACACCCGGCGGCACGCGTCGATCTATCCCGATGCGGACATGGTGATCACGGGCCACAGTCACCACCACTGGGTCGTGCCGATCGCTCGCGAGCGGCTACGCCAGTTCGCTGGCAACAGCGAGGTAACGATTGACGAGCAGCTGCACGTCAGGATCGGGACATACAAGAATGAGCATGGCGACGGCTACGGCGGCTGGGCCATCGAGAAGGGCCTGCCGCCGAAGGGCCTTGGTGCTGTGTGGATGCGTTTGCACATCGCTGGCAAGCAGGGCGAGTATCGCCTGGCCGCGGAGGTGACTCGTGCCCAATGACTTCCGCACCAGGATCAACGGCCGCACGTGGCGGGTGCAGTTCCTTGAGGCCAGGGCAATGGGCAAGGCGTGGGGATTGTGCAACCACCCGCCGGGCAGGCACCCCACCATCAGCATCCGCCGCAGCCTGACAGAGCCAACCATGCTGGACACACTAGTGCACGAGGTGCTGCACGCTAGCCTGCCCCAGCTTTCTGAGGAAGCCGTGGACAGCACGGCCACGGCGATCGCCAAGGCGTTGTACCGGGCTGGCTGGAGGCAGACATGAGGCAGCGTCCGCCGAGGCTCAAGGTGGGCAGGCCGGTCGCACCGCAGATCCTGCCCCCGCACCAGGACCATCGCGGCTCGGCACATAGCCGCGGCTACGGCGTGGAGTGGCGTCGCCTGCGTGAGGTGGTGCTGAATGACGAGCCCCTGTGCCGCCGGTGTGCGTCACGCATGCGGGTGTCGGGTGCGGTGCTCGTGGATCACATCGTGCCGCTGCGTGACGGTGGCACGCACGATCGAAGCAACCTGCAGAGCCTGTGCCTCGACTGCCACGCGGTGAAGACGCAGGAGGACATTCGGGCACGAAGGCCGGGGGGGCAGCGCAAATGACGCAAAACAGGCAGGACCGACACCGGGCCCTAATTACACGCGGCCTAGGGTTGTAGAACAGGGAGGCTTATATGGGACTTCGAGGACCACGACCGACACCAACATCCGTACTCACGCTGCGCAACAGTTCGCTGTTGCCGCAACGCGTTGGCGAACCAACCGGCAGCGAGGGCCCTGCCCTGCTGCTCCCGTTTGTGGCCAGCGACGAGCGGGCCCGCTGGTTCTTCGACAAGCTGATCGAGGACCTACGACGCCTGGGCGTGTACGCCGCTGAGGACTTTGCGGCACACAACCGCTGGGCCGCGCTTATGGCGGAGATGGAGCGGGCTGACGCGGAGGTACGCCGCGATGGCTTGGTCATTGAAACGGCCCAAGGCAAGTGGCAGAATCCGATGAAGAAGGTGCGTGACGACGCCTGGGCTGAGGCGTCGAGGATTGGCAAAGAGTTCGGGCTGACTCCTGCCAGCAGGGTGGGTCTCGTGTCGTCGAGAAAGCAGAAGGGGGATGCCTCGGGCATCGAGCAGCTCCTCAAGACAAAGACAGCCTAAGCCACGCCTAGGACCCGTCGCGGGTTTCAGTGCATCGGCCACCGCCCGAAAGGGCGACTGGTTTGACGCGGCCGAGTTTGAACGCCTGAACGCCTTCTTTGGCCACCTGCGTCACGGGAAGGGTGTGTGGGCTGGACAAACCTTCAAGTTACTTGAATGGCAGAGCGACCTGCTGGGTGCCCTGCTTTGCTGGAAGCGGCCCGATGGCACGCGCCGATTCCGCAGTGCGTACATCGAGATCCCACGCAAGAACGGCAAGAGCACGCTGTTGGCTGCCATCGGGCTCTACATGCTGCTGTGTGACCGTGAGCCCGGCGCTGAGGTGTACTGCTGTGCCAGTGCCCGCGACCAGGCGGCCATAGTCGGCGACACATGCAGGCAGATGGTGCAGAGCAACCCGTCGCTCGCCCAGCAGGTGGACGTGTTCCGCAACGTGATCACGTTCGGCAGTTCCAAACTGGAAGTGCTCTCGAGCGACGCGGGCACCAAGCACGGCAAGAATGCAAGCTGCGTGATCTTCGACGAGGTGCACACCTTCGCGGACCGCGACCTGTACGACGCGATGGTCACGAGCATGGGTGCCCGGCAGCAGCCGCTGCAAGTAAGCATCACGACTGCGGGCCACGACCGAAACAGCCTTTGCTGGGAACTGCACGACTACGCAGAGAAGGTCAGGGACGGGATCATTGACGACCACGCGTTCATGCCGGTCGTGTTCAGTGCACCGAAGGACGCCGACTGGAAGAGCCCGAAGGTGTGGCGGGCTGCCAACCCCTCGCTAGGCGTGACCGTAACGGAGGAGTTCCTGCGGGCCGAGTGCGACAAGGCCAAGGAATTGCCGACGTACGAGACCACTTTCCGCCAGCTCTACCTGTGCCAGTGGACCGAGGCCAAGACGGTGTGGATCAGCAGCGACGCGTGGAAGGCGTGCGCCTCGAGTGCTGCGGACCCGGACAGCCTGGCTGGCCGCGAGTGCTGGGGTGGGCTGGACCTGAGCACAACCACGGACCTGTCTTCGCTGGCGCTGGTGTTCCCCATGGCGGACGGATCGGTGGACGTGCTGTCGTGGTCGTGGTGTCCGGAGGAGGGCATCCGCCGCCGCAGCCGCAGCGACCGGGCCCCGTACGACGTGTGGGCCAGCCGCGGCGACCTGATCGCCACGCCGGGCTCGGTGGTCGACTACGACTTCATCGCCGAGAAGATCCGGCAGGTGCACGGCCGCTACTCGGTCCGCAACATCGGCTACGACCCGTGGAACGCGACGCAACTGGCCAGCGGGCTGCACGGCGAGGGCGTGCCGATGATCGAGGTGCGTCAGGGGTTCCGCACCCTGAGCGAGCCGTGCAAACGCCTCGAGGCGTTGGTCGTGGGCCGCAAGATCCGGCACCCTGACAACCAGCTGCTGAACTGGGCCATAAGCAACACGATCACGGACAGCGATCCGGCCGGAAACCTCAAGCCATCCAAATCGAGCAGCACGGAGCGGATTGACCCCGTGGCTGCTCTCGTCACCGCCTTGGCGACCTGGCTGCACCAGGGCGATCAGGGCGGCCCAAGCGTCTACGAAGAAAGGGCCATCACATGGGTCTGAAGGACATCGTGCTCCGATACCTCGGGGCTCCCCCGCCGCGTGCCGACTTTGAGGAGACCGTGCCTATCGGGCAGCCGGTGTCGGGCTCGGTTCAGTCGTACATCCAAACCTACTCGTACACCGGCGAGGTGATCACGCCGACGCGGGCCTTGGAGGCCCCAAGCGTCTTCAGCTGCGTGCGTCTGATCGCGGGGTCGATCGCCAGGCTGGAGTGGCAGGTGCTGCGGGAGAATCAGGACGGCAAGGTCGCCGAGCCCAACCACCCGCTCTACGGGCTGCTGAACTACGAGCCCGGCGAGGACTACACCGCGGTCGCGTTCAAGGAGGCCCTGCTAACCAACGCGCTGCTGGCTGGCAACGGCTACGCGTACATCCAGCGAGATACGGCCGGGCGTGCCGTGGCCCTGGAACTGCTGCGGCCGGATTACGTGAGCATCTACCGGGACGCACAGAATCAGCCCTACTACCAGGTCTTCAGCGGCAAGTACGAGGGCCGCGACCCCGAAAAGCAGGCCCGCCGCCTGCGGGCTTACGACGTGTTCCACCTGAGCGGTCCCACCATGGAGGGTGTGCTCGGCGTGCCGCCGATCCACCTCATGCGTGACATCATCGGGCTGGAGCTGGAGGTGCAGCGTTACGTCACCACGTTCTACGCCAACAACGCGGTGCCAGCGGGCACGCTGCAGATGCCGGGCCGCCTGAGCCCTGAAGCGTCGAAGCGTCTGCGTGAGGCGTGGCAGGCGGCTCATGGCGGCGCCAGCCGAGCGGGCCGCGTGGCGGTGCTCGAGGACGGCCTGAAGTACGACCCGATCAGCCCCAACTTCAAGGACGCCGACCTGATCGAGATGCGGAAGTATTGCCGCCAGCAGATCGCCGCGGCGTTCGGGGTCCCCAGCCACAAGGTCGGCGACACCGACGCGACGAGCTGGAACAGCGCCGAGCAGGCCGACGCGGAGTTCGTCAAGCACACGTTGTCCAGCTGGGCCACCCGCCTCGAGCAGGAGGCGAGCCGGAAACTGATTCCCCGCGGCGAACCATTCTGCACCCGCGTTTCGTTCGATTCGCTCCTGCGGGCCGATATGTCGACCCGGTTCGCGGCCTACGCCACCGCGGTCACCAACGGCATCCTGACGGTGAACGAGGTACGCGGCCTCGAGGGCCGACCGGCGGTCGAGGGCGGCGACCAGATCCGGGTGCCCATGAACACCGAAGCACCGGGGCGTCCTGCAGGGCCTAGCGCGCCCGCTGAGCCGTCCCCGGCCGAGGAGCCGTCTGTAGACCTTGAGCCGGAGGAAATCGATCTTGAGCCATCGAGCGCGCCGCAGGAGGCCGAGGAGGCCGAGGAGGCCGATAGCCGGGCCGCGAAAGCCCAGGTCGCTGTTGCCGCCGTTCGGCCAGCGGTCGAGGCCGCCTACCAGCGGCACCTGAACCGCGTGGGCGAGTACCTGCTCCGGCAACGCACCCAGCAGAAGCTGGACAAGTGGGCACCACCCATCGAGTGCCTAGACGCCTAGCTGCGGGACACCGTGGCCGGGCTGGGCCGCCTGCTGGGCGACGAGGCCAAGGCCACCGCGGTGCTGGATGCGGAACTGGTCCGACACGCCCGCAGCATGCGGAGCCGTGTCGGCGACATCAAGAACCTGGGCGAGGACCTGGACGGGATGCGATCGCTGCCGGGTTCGGCAGCCGCCGCTCTTCTCGACCTGATCCGCGTGACCGTACTGAATGAACCCCTACTGGAGACCACTGATGCACAACCCTGAACGACGTGAAAAGGGCACCCTTTCCGGTGCCGGAAACTTGCGGGTCACTGGCTACGCGGCCACGTGGGACACCTATGACATGGGCACCTTCGAGGAACGCCTTGACCCCGCCGCGTTCAACCGGGCCCTGGAGCAGGCCGACGAGATCGCCCTGCTGTGGAACCACGACACCGGCAAGCCCTTGGCCCGCGTCCGAGCGGGCAACCTGCGCCTGTGGTCGGACGCCACCGGGCTGGGCTTCGAGGCCACCCTGCCTGACACGCAGACAGGCCGCGAGGCGTACGAGCTGGTCAAGAGCGGCGTGGTGACCCAGTGCAGCTTTGGGTTTCAGGTCCGCGACGAGGCGTACGAGAAGGGTGCCACCAAGCCCCTGCGGATCATCCGCGACGCCGACCTACTCGAGATCAGCCTGGTCACGTTCCCCGCAAACGAGGGCACCAGCGTCGAGGCCCGCGAGAAGCAGCCCGAGCAGGCCCCCAAGCGCATGCTGCGGATGTTTCCCCCGGCGTGACGTATGGTCTTGAATCGGTTTTTGGAAGTGCTCTAATGGGCACAGACAACTGAATCACTCCCGCCCCCAGCGAGCAACCGCCTAGTGCGATTTGACTGACGGGCGAGGCAGGTCTCCGTGCAGCCCGTGTGGCGCACTGATCCGCAAGCGGATGTCCAACGACGACGAATATCCGCCGGGTCAGTGCGCCATTTTGCTGCGCAGTCCCGGCGCTAACCCCGGAGACTGCGATGGCAACCACAACCTTGGATCGAGGCAGCAAGGAATACCGCAGCCTGTTCCAGACCTACCTGCGGCGCGGTGCAAACGCCCTGAGCGAGGCCGAGACCCGAGCCCTGACCCTGGCGGGTACGGGCCTTGGCAGCGGCGTCGCCCCGACGGGCTGGAATGACTACATCGACAACGCGATCGCCCAGGACGCAATCCTCAGCCGCGTCCGGATCGTGCAGAGTGCCGAGCGGTTCACCGCACCCATCTACGTCGGTGCGGAAACCCTGAACAACACCAGCGTGGTCGCTCGTAT